AGAAGTCCACGCAAAGTTTGTGTGGTATAATCTGCAATCTGAGTAACTTGGAAGAGTTGAGAAAGTACTGTCGAAGGATCTGTCGTTGTGCCAAACAAAACCTTTGGAACAGACTGAAGTGTATCAATCACACAGACACCTTCATTAATAAGTAAAGATTTCTCTGCTTGTGTTAAAGTATTTGTAATAGTTGCAAATCCAGAAATAACTTCTCGTGTCATTGGCTGTGCAACATCATAAGCTGAATTGCAGCGAACACCAGCTAATGCTGCAGCAACAAATTGGCTACCTACTGCTGTTGCAGTGGTTGCCTGTCCGATGTACATTGTATTCTTAACAGTTGAAGAATTCAAAAGAACAATACGATTATCATTAACTGAAGCTGCATAGTCAATCATATTTTGATCTGAATAAATTGCAACGGTCTCATCGAAACCTACAATAGCTGTTCTCTCTAATCGATTAATAGTAGAACTTGCGGTGTCAACATGTTGTTTAATTGCTGGAAGAAGCTGTGCATTTGATGCCCCTTCAAGTGAAACTACAATGCTGATATTCTGTGTAGAAAGAAGTTTATTCAAGGCAGCTTGAACTTTAGCAATAGGCGAACCACCATCAAATGGACTTTCTTGGCAAACACAAACTTCAGGAGCACCATTTTGGAATGCTAAACTTGCACCAAGTGAAATGGATGTGGAACTGCTAACTGGACCATAATCAGTCACAACAGCTGCTAGTGTATAATAGAACTTAGGAGTATAATCAGCAGCAACTTTAGCATACTCATAGGTTACATAATACTCAACACCAGCGAGAGGAGCTTGAGGAGTTTCAACAAAGGAACCTGCAGTAAAACCAAGAATTGCATTGGCTGTGCCAGTTCCAATATAAAGTGAAGAATCTGAAGTGGCAGTCGAAGAAGAAACTACGAGAGCCCCTGAAGAATAAGATCCACCAGGAACAACAGTTACTGTGTTGGTATCTAGTGTTACAGCAGCTGTAAGAGCAAATAGTCGTCCTTGAACAGTTGCACCAGTTGTAGCTGTTACACTTGCTTGAGCAAGAATAGTTCCCTGGAATGCTGTTGTAGTTCCCAATGTAGCAGAACTACCAACTTGCCAATAAACATTTCCTGCACTTCCACCATTGATGATAACAACAGAAGAAGCTGCAGCTGTAGTTAAAGTACTTCCAATCTGGAATATCCATTGTGCATGAGGATCACCTGCTGCATCTAGTGTCAAAGTACCTGTTAAGGCTGCTGAAGAACTATACTTATAGACACCAGCGGTAAGAGTTTTTCCACCCAAATCGCCCGTTAGAACTGTGGCACCAGCTAGGGCTGCAAATGCTGTATAAGCAGTATTAGCATCAGCTAAAGCTGTTGCCGCTGCTGAATTACCATTATTAGTTGTCCCTGTAACTGTAGGAGAACCTGTGATAGATCCACCAGCAGGAGAAAGAGCAGCATCTCCTGTAAGAGTAGTAGTTCCTGTATTTGTAATTGTGCTACTTGCAATAACAGCATATGTAGCTGCAGTAAGAAGTGGGGAAGGTAGAGGAGTTGCTGTTGAAGAAGCATGTGCAGCAATAGAATGTGCAATAAAATATGCATTCAATGTTGCAGCTACTGCAGTAGCAGTTGTTTCCGTTGTAAGAGGAATTGTTTGTACTGCACCATTAGCAATGGCTAGTTGGAAATTCAATCCCATCAAACTTGCATAAGGATCACTTGTGGTTCCAGTAAGTTGAGCAGCAAGTGTAAGCCATTCAACATTTCCACTATTCAATGTGAAGTCAACACCATTGTAGTAGACAATAAAATTCTGATCTTGAATATTCCCATCAATAGAAACTGCAGCAGGAGATAATGTATCTGTAGATCCACTGCCACGAGTAATGGCAATGTTCGATGCAGTATTGGTTTGCTTACCAGTACCAATAAGGGCAGGGATTCTTACACCTTGGCCACTTGTAGGCTCAGCATTAGCTTGGACAGTAGAGTAAACACCAGGTGTCGTAAATTGGCCTTGTACTTGAGGCATAGGAATCTCCTTATAACTACTAAGTTTTAAATCGATTTTTCTACAAAAAATTAGGCAATAGAAATTCTGTTTTTATGTGTGACGCAGTACTCCTAATACTATTAGATTTTATTATACTTTTGTTGTTAATAAGTATTGTTATCTACTTAACTTATGAAACGGTTAAAGTAAGAGAACCTGTGCCTGTTCCGGTAGCATTAGAAGCAGATAAAGTGATATAGTAAGTTCCATTAACACTAGGAATACCACTTATAAGGCCATTGGAGGAGTCCAGGCTCAATCCTGGAGGAAGTACTGGACTTGCTGGAGGTGGAACAGCAACCCATCCATATGGTAAAGTAGGATTATTTAAAGCAGTAATTTGATAGCTAAATGGCAAATTAACTGAGGCATCTGTAGCCATGCCTATAACCCATCCAGTTGTATCTCCCACTTCTAAATGATTATTATCTATTATATTTATAATTGTAGTGCTATGCGTACCTTGTACAATTGTGTTTCCATTAGCCATTCCTGTAGCACTTTCAACATTCAAATGAGTGCCATCTACCACAGAATCTACAACAAATTGAACACCATGACTATAGGAAGCACTTAAAGGACTATTTATAATTGGAGCAAGGGCTGTTTGAACTGGAACAGAGATCCCAATACTTGTTATATTTGTAATTTCCTGATTATCACTCCATTCACAATAAACTCTTAAAATAAAACTATTTGTAATATATTGACGTTGATCTTGAAACGTTCTTGTTTCAGTAGGCATTGAACGATCAATCATCTCAATGCCATTTTGTGCTAGGACAGTTCTAATTTCTGAAATATTATTATAAATCAAATCTAGAATTTTATCCCTAGCCAATGTATCATCAATTACATAGAGTTTAATATTCACATTAACAACAAGGCTAGAAAATATTTCAGATGTTGTGACTACATTAGAGGAGTTCTTTAACTCAAAGGCATCCTCTGGGCCAAGATAACGAGTCTCAGACGCACTAGCAGTATCAACAATCAAACAGGGCCAATCTTGATAGTTCTGCGGTATGGCATCTGATATAAAAATTTCTGAATTATCAAAATCGAATAGTCCACCTTGGGTTAAAGTAGGAGCAGAAACTTTTAACACAGTGGAAGTAGTTGCTAAAGTAATTGAATTACCCGCAACACCCGTTGTAACAGCTACAAGAGCAATTTTATTTGGGATACTATTTGTAGTAGCTACTACTAGCAAAGTTGAAGAGTGAGCATTAATATAGGCAACCAAATTTGCAAGAGTAATCTGCTGAGTGGCACCAATAGCAACATCTGTACCAAATGTAATATTATTTAGTCCAATAGTAAGCATATTCCCAATGGATGGATTACCATAGAACATAATTGAACCTGTAGCAGCTGATTCAATGTAATTAAATTCAAATGGAGGTACTACAGCAGTATTATTCTGAGGAGAGAATAATTCCCTAAGTTCCAGAATTACACTATCACGCACACGTTTTAAAATAAGGTAAGGATTAGCATTTGCCATTTTTTATACCTTTTAATAGTCTATTTCTTGCATGTCTATAAGATACTGAACAACTATTACTACAAAATAAAGCTTTTCTAGATATATGTCTTATAAATTTCTTATTACATTTTTTACATTTTAAAGTAACTAATTTAAAAAAATTCCTACGATACTTTTGATAGCATCGATTTGTGCAAAACTTTTGATTGGCAGATTTAACTAAGTAGGGCAATAATTTAGTTATTTTCTTACATCCCTTACATTCTATCAGAGTAGTCTTTCTAATGAAAATACATCGGCATTTTGCAGAGCAACATTTTGCCTTTAAAGAAGGTCTTTTATAAAAAACTTTATTGCAAATCTTACAAAAATGTTTCACGGGGGGATTAGTTATCTTACCACCTTTTCCCATACAAGCTTTAGAAATTTTACGACGAACCTTTAAAGATAATTTAGTTCCTATTCGAAACTTACCAAAACATTTTTTACTGCAAAATTTTTGGCTTTTTGCACGAAATTTCATTACAATAAAGACTCTTTTACAATTTGTACATTTTATTCTAGCCCTTGTCCGTTTAAAATAAACCAAAACTCTTCCCTTATTTCGACATGAAACACTACAATATTTTATACGTTTAACCTTGAAAGGCGTTAAATAAAATACTTCCTTGCAATACTTACATTCAACTTTCTTTTTTGGTTTAGTTTTTCCAACTAAATGTTTATTGCTTCCAGCGGTGGGACTTCTATTATACCCTTTCTTAGGATTAGCTGCATCATAAAAATTAATCCAATATTGTTCTCTTTTTCTAAGACTTAGGGGCTTCTCAACTTTCTCAATTACTTTAAATACAAACTGGTCTTCACCGTACTTATTCCAAGCTCTTTGAAGGAGAATAGAGTGATGCTTATTTTTATGCAAAATCGATTTATGTCCATAAAATCTATTTACTATATCTTCTGCAGATCCAATATAAACTTTTCCATTTAGTTTATTTCTAATTCTATAAATTCCACGAATTTTAACTCTCATACTACTAGTATATCATATTTATATTGATTTTGCAACTACTATTTATAAACCATTGGGCATCTGATACAAAATAGATCCTCTTTCAATCTCGGATAAATTTAAGTCTTGATGTAAAACGTAATGCTTCCACCTTCTTAGAAATACTTCTGTTACAATAAATTTTGTCCCATTTCTCCTCTGAAAAACATCCCCAGGCGTGATCAATGGCTCATGAGCCGTCCACGAATGAGGTTTAAAAATTCTTTGCTGCCCATAATCTGTAAGTGCCAAATCTTCAGGTCCACTTGATAATAAACTTACAACAATTTCGATAGGTTGGAAGAATCCATAGTAAGGACCACCGATATCTGGTCCTGTAAGATTAGCATCAGGAGCTATCCATCCTGTCCCATAACAAACCTTGTCAGAATGCTGTGCACTGGTTCCGCGCACAGAATCCCATAGGGGGCATCGTTGCCCTTCATAGCGTCTTTTATATAATAAAATTCGTTCTCCTGATTGATTTAAAAGCCATTTGTCCTTCTCTCTAATAGAAAGAAAATACCATTCTAGACTGTTAGGCCCAAATTGACTTTGATCTGGAAGGATTTGAAAAGAATCGCCCATTGTTATCTACCTCTTATATCCTTTATTTACAATACAACATTACCTCGAATTTTTTAAACAT